GGGGAGAAATGGCGAAACAAATCGGCGAAGATGTTGAGTTGTTACGTTGGCAAGGAGACACAGCAAGCGAAGATGATACTTTGGCTTTGTGTGACGGTTACATCAAAAAAATGAAAGCTGATACAGCAATCATTGACGTAGCAAAAGCTACTATCACTTCTTCAAATGTTATCGCTGAAATCGTAAAAGTAATCAACGCATTACCATCTACAGTTTCTCGTAAAAAAGCAGACTTACGTTTGTACGTTGCTTCTAACGTAGCTAACGCTTTAGAATTGGCTACTGCTTCAGGTAACACTCAAACATACATCACTACTCCATTAGCTTTGACTTTCTTAGGTATCAAAGTTGTAGTTGCTGAAGGTATGCCAAACAACCACATGGTTGCTACTGTTAAGAATAACATGATTTACGCTTTCGATGGCGAAGGAGACGGAAAAGCAATCAAAGCTGTTAACTTAGCTGATACAGTTGCAGAGCCTTACTTACGTTCACGTGCAAACTTGAAAGTTGGTTTCTCTTATGTTAACCCAACAGAGATTGTTCTTTACTCATAAGAATAAATATTAACTTAAGAAAGGGAGGGCGGTTAATTCTTCCCTCCTTTTTTTATAAAATTTAAAAATATGTCTTGTACAACACTTACAGCAATCACAAAAGGGTGTGATAATAACATCGGGGGAATCACTGCTATCTATATTAATGATATGGACAACGTAGGAATTCCAACAATTGACCAAACTGCTTACATGGTTGACGCTCAAACAGTCACAGAACCATACGAAGTATTTGAATTTAGACGTAACACAGGTAATTTTACCGAAGAGTCAGCAGTAGACTTTGCTAACGGTTCTTCTTTTGTTACAGCTACAATTACTTTGATGTTCCACAGACGTGAGGCTTCAAAATCTAAGGCTATTAAAATCCTTTCAGAGGGACAAAGAGACTTAGCTATCATCGTTAAAGATGCTAACGGTAAATTTTGGTACTTCCCTTATGCTCAACTTTCAGCAACTGCTGAGGGTTCAGGAACAGCAAAGGCAGACGGTTCTAAATACTCTGTTACATTCATCGCAGAAAACGAGAACTTAGCTTACGAAGTTGACCCAACAATCATTGCAGGATTACTTGCATAAAATACCTTGTAAATAAAGAGAGGGGAGTTAATAGCTTCCCTTTTTTTGTGAACTTTTTTTTAAGATTAACATTATAGTTATGATATACATTGAAAAAGATATACTTAACACAATTGTTTTGACGCTTACAGAAAGCTCAACGCTTAGTAATCCTTATTATGTATTCGAGTTTGAAAACGATTTTAACACAGCGACAGAACCTATATACTTCTATGCGCCTGACTTGTCGACTTCAAAACCACGATACAATAAATTCGAATTAGCTGAAGGAGTTGATGTAACTTTTGTAATAGGTCAATACAGTTACAAAGTATATGAAAGTGCAACAGTTCCAAATCTTAGTTTACCAAACCCAGTTGAGGGATTGAATGAAATTGAAGAGGGCAGAATGGTTGTCGATGGTGTCTTAACTAACTCAATTTACGAATGAAATTTTTAGGTTTTAACATTGGAAAAAGCGAAAGCGTAACAGTTGAAAGTAACAACTATCAATCGTTTTCAAGTCCATTTATGAAAGTAGGCGAGGGTAATTTATCACTACCTTACGTTAATGCACGTCAACAGGTTAGCGGATATATCCGTTTTGGAGTAGATAACCTTTACCCACAATTAATTAACCAACTTTACTACACGTCTCCCTTACATGGTGCGATAGTTGACTTTAAAACCAACGCTACAATTGGCGGGGGTTATGAAATTAAGACGGATTCAAGCGTTACAGCAGTTGAAAAGATGGAAGTTTACGCTTTTGAAAAGAAAGTAGACTTAGAACAATTGTTAGATAAGATAACAAAAGACGACATTTTACATAACCGTGTTTATTTTAGACTTGTATTTAACTCAAATAATGATTTAATTCGTGTTAAGCACATAGGAGCGGAGAAAGTTAGAACGTCAAAAGACAAATTAACATACTTTATTTGTGACGATTGGACAAGTCAAATTGACATTGAGACTATTTACCCTTATGACCGTAAGATATACCAAAGAGAGTGCTTATATGTTTACGAAAAGAACTGTGTAGGTCAAGACGTTTACCCTTTACCAAGTTATACAAGCGCATTTAATTGGGCTTTCTTAGATGGCGAAATGTCATACTTGCAAAAGTCTAATATCTTAAACGCTATATTTCCGTCATTTGCTTTTATGTTCCCTAAAAAGCCACAAAGCGAAGAGGAAAAAGCAGGATTAAGAAAAACAATCGAAAGCGGAAAAGGTGCAAGAAATGGCGGTAAAGTTTTAAGTTTCTTTGCTAATAATGCAGACCAACTTCCTAAGATTGAAGCGATACCAACCAACAACAACGACAACTTATTTCAAGTAACAACTGAAAGCATTGACAGTAAGATATGTCAAGCGCATACAATCGACCCTATTTTGATGGGTATTAGAGTGAGTGGTAAACTTGGTTCAGGTTCTGACATCAAACAGTCTTATATCATTTTTGAAAAGAACGTAATCTATCCACAACGTCATAAGATTGAAAAGATAGTAAACGACTTATTTAAAATCGCTAAGATTAAAGCTACATTCACACTAAACAACTACCAAATTGTAAATGAAACAATCGTAGAATTAGAGGGTAGCGGTAAGAAAACAACAGATGCTTTGAATGCAATGTCTCCATTGGTTGCTACAAAAGTACTTGAGTCAATGACTGAAAATGAAGTACGTGCTTTAGCAAGTTTACCACCAGTAGACGGTGGCGACAAAACGAAATCACAGATAGCAACTGAAACAATAACAACCACAACTACTGTATAATGAATTACTTTATAACTGAAGCGTATTTAAAAAATCAAACACCGATAACAGCAAATGTCGATGTTAAAGACGTTACTCCTTACATTAGAACTCAGTCGGATTTAAGAGTACAGCCTATTTTAGGCACTTACTTTTACAAATATTTGTTGGCTAAGTACAACGCTGAAACATTAACAACAGACGAGGAAACACTTGTCGAATATATTAAGCCAATTGTAGCGTGGCGAAGTGCTGAAGATGCAGTTTTCGGATTGAGTTACCAGCTTAAAAACAAAGGTTTGCAAGTTCAGAATGGAGACTATTCTAACTCAGTAACACAAAGTGAGGTTGCTTTTGCTCAAGACCACTATGCACAAAAAGCTTCATTTTACGAGGTACGTTTGATTAACTATTTACGTGCTTACAAAGATTTGTATCCACAATTTACAAGTCACTTGAATACAGATAGCGACATCAAACCATTAAAGACACAGGAAAACGGATTTAACGATAGTATTTTGTTTATATGAAGTCTTTTATTGCATCTTACTATACCTACTTTTTACAAGCGTTGTTCGTCTTTTTTGCACCCATTAAAGGCATTATTATCTTAGTTGCTTTATCGACTGTTTTAGATACTTGCTTTGGTGTTTGGAAAGCTAAACAATTGCGACAAGGTGTTACATCGAAAAACTTTAGACATGGTTTTATACCTAAGATACTAAGCTACGTTACTGCTACTATGTTAGTTTATGCTTCAGACTATTTTATCGTTAACGAACTTACAAAATCGGTAGTATCAGTTGAGTTTTTATTCACAAAGTTAATTGCACTTGTATTAATATCGATTGAGGTTAAGTCAATGGACGAATCATTTGAAAAAGTCAAAGGATATTCATTCATTAATAAAGCAGTTGACTTAATTATCAAAGCTAAGAACATAAAAAAAGAACTATGACAACAAAAGGAAACTTCCCACACTTAGACGTTGCTAAATTTATTTTATTTATAGTAATTTGTGCTATCTTTTACGGTTTCCTTTTTAGTTGTTCAGCTTCATATCACTTACGTAAATACGAAAAGAAAGGCGGTAAAATAGAACACATTACCGACACATTAACTTACTTTCAAAAAGATTCGGTTTTAATCCGAACTAAAGACACTACGTTTTTTCAGTATTATTATACCCAAAAAGATACAATAGTAAAACAAAACGTATTTTTATACCCGAAAACACGCTTTAATCAAAGACTTGAAATAAGACGATTTAAGGATAGTTTAAAATTCGAGTTAAAGAAATATACTGATTCATTACGTTATGCTTTTAGAACGCATAAAATCAACGTAAAACAAGATACTAAAGTAAAAGTATCAGAACAAAAAACAGAACGTAAGAAAAACAGGTATTTTTTATTCCCTTTAGTGATACTGTTTTTATTGGTTGTAATTGCTTTAGCTTTTAAATTCAAATAATAAGCGTAACTTTCACGCAAAAAATTAACGTATGGCTAAAATTAGACCACGAATTACAAACGAGGAGTACGAAATTGTACAACAGTACCGTGCAATAAAAGAGGAATCGAATGAAATGGGAATAGACCACCAAGATGTTAAGCATGGTTGGTTAAAATCAAAGAACGCATCTTTATTTTTTGCAAATCCCGACTACAAAAACAAG